GTAATCGCCTTTTGCTCCGCGTCGGTGAGCGCGAGCGGCGTGAGGGAGCAGTGCAGAGTTGTCTTGCCGACAACGTGCGGACACTGCACCGTTTCGCGTCTCTCTACTGCACCGTTCCGCAGCCGCTCGATCTCGTCAGCCGCCTCGCGGGCCGTCGCGTACTGCGAGTCGGTGTAAACCCACGCCCGCAGCCGCTCCACGATATCACTCATACCGCCACCGCACCGTGATGTACGTCCCCACAAAAGCACCGGCCGCCAGAGGCACGACATACGCCACGTTCTTCGCGTAGGTCACGACGCCGAACGCTAGGAGCGAGTAGATCACCGACGAGAGGGCCGCGGCCCGAACCGCCCGCCGGTCACCAACCGCGATGATGTAAGCGGCGTACAGAACGTCAACGACGACATACGTCACAAACACGATCGCAGCGGTGACCGGCGAGAAGTCGGAGAACATCAGCGGCACTCGCACGCCGCGGCCACGGGCTCGCCGTGGCACGACGCCTTGGCGGAACGCTTGGCCGCTCGAGCATCCTGCCGTGCGGTCTGCCGAGCCGCGACCCGCTGGGCCACCGTCATCCGCCCATGGCACGCAGCGGCCTCGCCGTGGCAGCCGGCAACCGCCGGAGCGGCCTCCGGCGATGCACCAGCGAGGGCCACGCCCACGAGGCCAAGAAACGCCGCCATCGAAATACCCAGGATCAGACGAAACACGATCACCGTCCTTTCGGGGAAAGAGAAATCACCGACCATACCGGCGGCACGCGAACCACCGGCCGTGGCCGAAGGCCACGCCCTGGTCGATCACGGGCCACCCGTTTCGCGAGAAGCAGCAGTTAGCGAGTGCGGCCTGCGGGGTAGGGCCGCTGCCGCAGCCCTCAAATCCAGCGTTGCCCCCATGGTGGCCCACGCGGCCTTGGCGGGCCTGGATCTCCGCGACCCCTTGGGCCGTCGAGGTGTCACTGACCATGCGGCACTGACCGTTGGCACACGACCGGCTGGCGTAGATCACGTCCTGGCCGACGGCTGTGCTGCACACGAGAACCGCGAGAAGCGTAAGGAATCGCATCGGTAGTTCCTTTCGGAATGAGGAATCGAACCGCCCGCAGTCTGCCCAATAGTGTACGGGCGTCAACCTCGCCTTACCTACCCATCTTGTCAAGCAACGCGGCCCGTCGGGCGGCCATCTCCTCGCGGGTGATGACCTTTCGCGGCTGTGCTTTCGGTGCCTCCGCACCAACGGCAGACACTCCGGCCACGCTGGCAGCCACCGCGGACCCAACGAGACAGTCGAGCCAGTGGTTGTCGCGGCCGGGGATCAGTTGCCACTCGTCCACCGTGCGGCCGGTGGATTTGTTCTCTGTGCGAGTTGGAAACTCTGCGGCGATGTGGTCGAAAAGCATCTCGTGCTTGCCCGCGTGAAACGTGAATGCCATCGGGTCGGCCGAACCGAGTTTCATGCGACCGGCGATCAGCGATTTCCAATAGTTCGTGTCAAAAAGAATGTGCCGCTGCTTCTTGATCGTCGAGGTTCGCCAGTGGGCACCGACCCGCTCCCCCGGCTCCGGCTTCGCGTCCGACATTGTCCGCCGGCTGGCACCGACGTAGCGACCGTGAGACGGCAGAAGCCGCGTGCCGTGGGTCGACCGGCGGGCGAAGTCCCGCGTCACGTCTGCGGTCTGTGCCCAGTTGGCGTCCACCAGGAGAAGGGCTACGCGGTGGACCGCGTCGGAATCCTCAGACTGAAACTCGCGGCCGAGTATTTCGCGAGCGACCACCTCGAGACCAAGGTGCATCGCGTCCGCCAGCGGGGCGTTGCTGGCCGCCAGCCGCAGCGTCCGATCGACCTCGCGGAGCGTGAAGTACGAACGGTTCTGGTCCGGGTAGGTGCCGTATGCCACGACGTGCCCGCGGAGCTGCGAACCCCACGCACAGATCGCCCAGTAGAGGCAGGCTTCTTGCACGTCGACAAACGCGGTGAGCGTGCTGCAGCCGGCCGGGACCACAAACCGCGGCACGTTTATGGCGTGATCCGCCAGGTCAGCCGGCCGGACGGCGTCGGTCCGCGACTCGTCGGCGATCGGCTCTTGCTGGTACTCACTCGCAAACACTTCCGGGCCGTCGTCGATCAAAGCGTTGTAGAAGTGCTGGACCGCCGACAACTCTTGGTCGCGGTCGTAGCAGTGCTCCCAGTAAACCTCGCAGCCCTCATCCATCGCCTCTCGGTTGCTCCGGTAAAACTCCGTGGCTTCACGCCACGCCCGGAGCTGGTCGCCGTCGATCTCCTTGTCGTAGGTCTGCCGGATTCGCTTGTAGTCGCCCATCCAGAGGTCGTCGTGCCGCTTCGACCATGCCCGAACGGCCTTCACGCGAACACCTTGCCATGCCGGGTCCGCGAGAAGCTGGTCGATCACGTCGTCGCGTGCGATCACCGTGGCGTTGCAGACCACGGCGAGAGTCTTGCCGTGGCCGCCAAGTTTCAGAATGTTTTTCTTGATGATCGCCAGCCGCTTGGCGATCTGCACCGCGGATGCCGCCGACTCGTCGGTCTGAATGTCGTCGAGGATCACCAGGTCCGGCCGGGCCTGGACGCCGTCGGCCCGCTTGTAGCGAAGACCTCGAGACGACGCCATGAGACCGTGGCACGAGACGATCGCACCGCTGGCCTTGCTGCCGGGGATCTTCGGCAGCACGATCGTGTCGGCGGTCCACTCGATGTGGGTCGACTCGCCGTTGTACGTCTGCCCGGAGCACCGCTGCGGCTTGCCCTCCAACGCCCGCACGGGGTGGCAGACTTCGGGAAAGTCTTCGTAGAGCAGATCGTTCTCGTTCAACTCCATCTTGATCGAGTCGATCGACATTTGGGCCTTCGTCGACTCGCTGCCGAACACCGCGACGAACGACCGGCGACCGGTGAGGCCGCACCAGATGGCGAACACCTCGGAGCGGGTCGTCTTTCCGCTGCCACGCGGGAGGGCTTCGATCGACCGGCCGCCGTTGTCGGCCGCGTCCTGGCACCGCGTGTTGCCACGCTGGTGGTCCGGGGACATCGGCCACTGCCCGGTGGAGTGCGGGAAGTAGGTGACAGCGAAATACTCAAACGATGCTTCGGCTTGCCGGCGTCGGTCGGGGTTTTGCACCGGCGGGATCTCGCCAATGTCGGCACCGCGGCGGGTCCGCTCGCGGGTCCGCTCGATGTCTTGGACACGTTTCCGCTCGGCAGCGGCGACCTGGTGCTCCGGGGCGGATTTGGGTCTACCCATTGCCAGCCCTCGCGTACCAGTGGGCCAAGAGTGCCGCGTCGGCCCGCCCGTCGTCCTTCACGCGGGCGAACAGCTCGGCGTGCTTCGGCCATAGCCGCGACGCCACCAGCCGGTGCTCGCCCTTATCGCGGCTGACGCCGATCGACTTCGTCCAGCTTTGCGGCCGGACCAGCGTCAGCGGGAATCCGAGTGCCGAGATCACACCTTCCACCAGGCCGAAGCCGCGGCCGAACGAAAACGCGGACGTGGCCCCGGACCCTTGCACGCCCTGGACGTGCTCGAGGACGACGTGGTTGGGCATGTACGGGAAGCCCCGCTGGACTAGGTGGGCCAAACGGGCCGCGTCGATCACACGCTTGCCGCGGACCTCCGCGACCGGCATATCGAGGACGTGCAGCTCGTCGCCGTTCAAAAGGGCGAGGGCACCGGAGAGGCCGGGGTCGATGCCGAGGATGGTCATGCCACCACCTCCACGATCCGCAACGTCCGGCAACGCCCATCCTCCCAATCGACGACGCCGTCACGGCGAAGCCGCCACAACTTTTGCATCACGTCGTTGACGTTGACCGCCAGGTCGTCGGCGATCTCCCGGACGGTCGGGGCGTAGCCCTTCGCGGCCGAGAGCCGTGAGAGTGCGTCGAGCACCGCACGCTGCTGGTCGGTAGTGCCCGCGGAGCGGGCACGGCGGATTGAGGTTGAGGTGACGGTCATGCGGCTCCTCCGGCCTTCTGCGACTTGAGGGCAATGAATTCGGCTCGACGCTTGGCTACCTCCGGATCCTCCGCTGCACGCTTCCACTCCGCTGCAGCGTCAGCCGCGGAGCGGCGGCCGTCCGGCTTGACGCCACGCTCACGGTGGGTGCCGCCGCGGTCCTGGCAGTTGTTCAACCAACTCGTCGTCAGCCACTTCCGCCAGTTGGATTTCTTCGCCTTCTTGGGGTTGGCCTTGAGCCACTGGGTCGCACGGGCCAGCTCCACGGGGATGTCTGCAGCCGGGTAGGCCAACGCCCATTCAGCCCGGTCGGCTTCCGTGATCCCCTCCCACCCTGCGTCAGCACTCCACCGGATGGAGTCGGGCGGCTCGGAGCCGGCCCGCGGAGCGGGACTGCTCTGAGCAGAAGAGGAAAAGGGAATAGGGAAAGAGGAAGAAGGAAGAAGGAAAGAGGCGCAATTCGCCGGGAAACTTCCCGGCTCCGTTGTTGGACTTCCCGGCTCCGTTGTTGGACTTCCCGGCTCCGTTGTTGGACTTCCCGGTTTTGCGTTTTCCACGGGAAAAACCGCACTTTCTGCCCGGTGGGCAGTCGAGCCGGGAAAAACCGGGAAGTTTCCCGGCTCCATCGTTGGGTTTCCCGGCTCCAGCGTTGGACTTCCCGGTTTTTCGCCATTTGGGGGTGGCGGAAGCCCCTCCGACCGCTCCTCTGGGTGGCACCGCTGGTGCTCCCGAAACCTCGGAATCTCAATCACCCGCACGTCGCCCGATTCGTAGGCCCGGACGAAGCCCCTGTCGGCCAGTTGCTTGAGCAAGCTGGCGATGTCGCAGTTTTCGTATGGGAACAGCTCGGCCTTGATCCGCAGCGGGCGGTTCTCGAGGCGGCCGTCGCGGTCGGCGAGGGTCCATAGACCGATGAATAGGAGACGAGCCATCGGCTCGCACTCAGCGAGAAACTCGTTCTTGTAGA